AGTTTTGACCAGATCATTCTGTCTGTCGATAAGGATGAAGCTGGAGACGCTGTAGCTAGTCGTATGGCTAAGATGTTCCCTAACAAGGTCTACCGTGTAGATCATGGGGAACTCAAGGATGCTAACGACTTCCTACAGGCTGGTAAGGCTAAAGAGTTCTTGTCAGCTTGGTGGGGCGCACAGAAGTATGTTCCTGAGAACGTCCTGAATACCTCAGAACAGTTCTTGTCGTTGTATCGTGATACACCTGAGCATCAGTATGTCGAGACAGGTATCCAAGGTCTAGACGACAAAATCTTGGGTCTCATGCAAGGTCACTTCACAGTTATCAAGGCACCTACAGGTATCGGTAAGACTGAGGTTATGCGGTATCTGGAATACAACATGATCCAGAAGGGTGTTCCTATCGCTGCATGGCACTTGGAAGAAACTAAGCTCCGTAGCCTATTGGGTCTCGTGAGTTACCATTTGAAAGATAATGTAACACGACGTGATCTAATTGATGAGAAAGGTATGGGGGATCAGGTTGTTGAGGCTATCACTGACTTGACTAAAGATGAGTTGTTCTACCAGTTCTACTTGTCTGATGGTCAAGGTGCTGATGAGTTGATCGACCAGATCAGGTTCTTCTCTCAGGCGTGTGGTTGCAAGTTCGTGTTCTTTGAGCCTATTCAGGATGTGGTGGCTGGCACGTCAGAGGAAAGCAAAGAGGCTATGTTGGCTGACTTGTCCATCCGTCTATCTAAGCTGGCTGCTGAGTTGAATGTAGGTATCGTTACCATTGCTCATACTAATGAGAATGGAGACCCCAAGTACTGCAAGATGATCGGCCAACGTGCTAGTGTCATCATCAACCTGCATCGTGACAAAGAAGCGGAAGACTACGAAGAACGTAACACGACCTACCTTCGGGTAGAAAAGAACCGTCCGTGTTCTGAAGAAGGGTCAGCAGGTATGATGCGCTTTAACTCTGATACGTTTACACTGAAAGAGGTGGTATAATGCAACCAGAAAAGATCGTAGTTGGGCCTGAGTGCCTTATTCTGTATAAAGATACTTACCCCATCGCTTTTGGAACCATGTCCTCCATTCAAGAATATAATAGTAAAGTGAAGGAGGTTGAAAAGGAATTCCAAGATTCAGTTCGTAAGGCAGAAGCCAGAAAGTCTGATGCTCTACAAAGAGCACTACACGCCTTAAAGGGGAGCCTATCTTGACAGTATTTGATATTGAGACAGACGGTCTTCTGGATGACCTGACCAAAATCCATGTTCTGTCGTATAGCTATGACGGTAAGGAGGTGATCTCTACGGGGGACTACGATGAAATGCGTAAGTTCTTCGAGGAAGAAACCAGCCTCGTAGGCCACAACATTATCCTCTTTGATATCCCTGCCGTAGAGAAAGTCTTGGGTATCAAAGTCAAGGCACGTCTGGTGGACACTCTGGCTCTGTCTTGGTATCTGAACCATCACAGAACTAAACATGGTCTTGAGGGCTACGGAGAGGACTATGGAGTGCCCAAGCCTGTCATCAAGGATTGGGACAGCCTGACCTACGAGGAGTATGCTCACCGATGCTCTGAGGACGTTAAGATCAACTCTCGTCTGTGGCGTGACCTTTGGCATAAGCTCAACAAGCTGTACCAAGACGAAAGTGAACTTGACCGTCTCATTGATTATCTGTCGTTCAAGATGGACTGCATCCGTGAGCAAGAGACCCTAGGGTGGAAATTAGACGTAGAACGGGCACAAGAGGCATATGACGAGATCATGCGTCTCAAGCAGGAGAAGGAGGAGCAACTAGCTGATGCCATGCCTAGGCGTGTCCTGACGGCTGTCAAGAACCGTCCGAAGGTCATGCACAAGAAGGATGGCTCCCTGTCTTCTCACGGTGAGCGTTGGGTAGCCTTGTGCAAAGAACACAAGATGCCAGAGACGACACAAAGCCTCACAGTAGTAACAGGAGAAGAGAAGGCTAATCCTAACTCTAACGATCAGGTCAAGCAGTGGTTGTTTGGCTTGGGATGGAAACCTAAGACCTTTAAGTTCGTGCGCGACAATAAGACTGGACAAGAGCGTATGATCGAACAGGTCCGTAAAGATGGAGAACTATGTGGCAGCGTATTGGATCTCGTGGATGGTAATCCTAGTGTTGGTCTTCTGGACGGTCTTACAGTCCTGAGCCATCGTGCAGGCATTCTTAAGGGCTTCCTTGAGAGCCACAAGGATGGTTGGCTTAGGGCTGAGGTGGCAGGTTTTACTAATACCCTTAGGTTCAAGCATAGGAAGCCTCTGGTGAACCTTCCGGGTGTAGATAAGCCTTACGGTGATGTGATCCGTGGTGTTCTTACTTGCCCTGAAGATCACGTCCTTTGTGGTTCTGACATGACCTCACTAGAGGACACGACTAAACGACACTACATGAAGCCTCTCGACCCTGATTATGTGGAAGAGATGTCTCGTGAAGGGTTTGACCCACACCTCGACCTTGCGAAGTTTGCAGGAGATGTAACACAGGAGGATATTGATGACTACAATCAAGGTAATCAAGGTAAGCGTCCTGAACTCAAAGCCTTGCGGAAGGCATACAAGGTGGTCAATTACAGCGCAACCTACGGGGTGGGGGCAGCGAAACTTGCAAGGGAGACGGGTAAGTCAGAACGAGAAGCTAAAGCACTCCTCGACGCATTCTGGCAGCGTAACTGGTCCGTCGATAAAGTTGCTAAAGGGCTTCGTGTCCGTGAAGTCAACGGAGGGATGTGGCTCTTGAACCCTGTCAGTGGCTTCTGGATTAGTCTCCGTAGCGACAAGGACAGGTTCTCCAGCCTTAACCAAAGCACTGGTGTCTTCTGCTTTGATAGCTGGGTGGCTATGTGTCGTAAAAATGGCTTACAGACTATCGGGCAGTTCCATGACGAGGTGATTGCTTTGGTAGAGAAAGGAAAGGAACAAGAGGCCCAAGATGTGATGAAGAAAGCTGTGCAGAAGGTGAACGACAATTTGCAACTTAACGTGCCTCTGGGGTGCGATGTACAGTTCGGCAACACATATGCGGAGATCCACTGATGGGGTAAAATTTTTCTCGTCGTTTGCTTGTGAACTGCGGAAAAAAGTGCCTATAGTATATTACCACTGTGTCTAAGACACAACCCGACAACGCTCAATGAGCGAAGCGAAGAGAGAGGTCAAAACGAATGGCTAAGTACACTATGGATATGGTCTTGGAATACGCCAAGGTCTTTCCTGAGCACGCTGACATGGGAGACCCTGAAGGTGCCCAGTGGCAACAGAAGATTGCTAACGATGGAGGACAATACCTAGTAAACGCTTACTTCACAGATCAAGAACAGATTGACCAACTTGTTGCTGATGGCCTTCAAGAGGTGATCCTTGGTAATCCCCGTATCATCGAAGGCAATGCTGAGTATGGTATCGGTAAGTACCTCAAACTGAAGCGACCTGTCCCTGATGTAATCAAGGTCTTTGAGAATAAGGGTAAAGAGGTTGAGGTGAACTACGGTGGTGCCCCCGGTGTGGTTGACCTCCGAGACCCTGAGAACAAGCGGTGGTGGTCTTTTGAAGAAGATGGGGGCCTTGGTAATGGAACTAAGGCTAAGGTCCAGTTTGAGGTCTACAGCCGTGGTGCTGGTGTCCGTCTTGTGAATGTTGGTGTCACGGAACTTGTTGAGTATGTGCCTCAAGCTAACGAAGATGATGAATTGTTTAAGGTGGCATAATGGACATCCAGATCACATTCTCGTTTGAGAAAGAAGTAGACGGTGTTGACGGATATATCAGACATAACCGCGAGAACGTAGAAGATCTTTATGAATTGTCTCAGTTCTTGACTGATGCGGTTCGTGGTGCAGGATTCTCTTATGTGGTCAACACTGGGTTTGAGAAGGATAACGGTGAAGTAGTGTTTGGTGTGATCTGATGTTTAACGAGAAGGTGTTAGTGGATGGCGACATTGTAGCCTATCGTGCAGCCTTCTCAACTCAGGACTTGTTCCCTCAAGATGCAGAAAGTAAGACAGACGATCTTATGGAATACATCTTGGGGGAGACATTGATGTTCCCTGACCCAAGCGACTATCAAGTATTTCTAACCGGGTCAGGTAATTTTAGGTATGACATTGCAAAGTCGTTCCCGTATAAAGGTAACAGGAGTGGGGTAGAGAAGCCTATCCATCTGCCTGTAACTAGGGAGCGGCTAGTAAGTAATTGGGGTGCCATTGTAAGCAAGGGTGAAGAAGCGGACGATCTTATAGCTATTGCAGCTACCGAGTATGGTCCGGGGTCTATTGTAGCCTCTATCGACAAAGATATGCTTCAGATCCCTTGCAGGCACTTTAATTTTACTACTGGTGTGTGGACTACCGTTACTGAGTTTGAGGGATTGCACTTCTTCTACAAACAGATCTTGACTGGCGATAGGGCCGACAACATCATGGGCCTCTACCGAGTAGGTCCAGTCAAAGCTGAGAAGATGCTGCAAGGTTGCAAGACTGAGCAAGAGCTTTGGAATACTGTCGTTAAGGCATACGATGGCGACACAGAGCGTGTAATTGAGAATGCTAGGCTACTGTGGCTTAGGCGTAAGGAAGGAGAGCTATGGTGCCCGCCGAAATGAAACTTAGTCTTACACTAGAACCTACGGTTGTGGTCTTTGAGAGTATTACTGGCGGAGACAACCAAGAATACCGTCAACTTACTGTTACCTTATGGGGAGATGACGGTCAAGGTCAAGACTATATTGACAGTGTAGTTATAGACAAGGATGACCTGCTATGGCTTCTGGGAGACAAAAAGGACGAGGAGCAGTAGCGACGTGGGACGAGGCATAAAGTATGGATACCGATCTGGACTTGAGTCTAAGGTGTCTGAGCAACTGTCTAAAGCTGGTGTAGACTTCGAGTATGAGTCCTTCAAGATTGAGTATGAGGTCCATGAGACCCGTAAGTACACACCAGACTTTAGGCTCCCTAACGGCATCATTGTTGAGACCAAGGGTAGGTTCATAGCTGCTGACAGGAAGAAGCACCTTCTAATTCAAAGGCAACATCCCTTTCTTGACATTAGGTTTGTCTTTAGTAATAGTAAGGCTAAGTTGAACAAGGGTGCCAAGTCAAGTTATGCCGATTGGTGCCAAAAGCATGGGTTCCTTTATGCTGACAAGTGGATACCTGAATCTTGGTGGGAAGAGTGATGAGACTGCTAGATAGTGTAACCAAAAGACTTGACCTCAAGGGCACACCCTACACTCCAGAGGAGATTGACCAACATGAAAATTCTAGCCGCATTTGGGCAACTATTGCGGAGTGTCGTAGGGAAGCCCAAGAAGCAGGACGACGCCTCTGGGACGACGGATACTGGTCAGGGGTCCACGACAGAAATAGAGACTACGAAATCTAATACTCTGATCTGGGGTGTCATGGACGGTCCCTATGGCTTAGACGACTTCCCAGAAGAAGAACTTGAGTATATGGGGATCGAAGAAGGGTATGAGTGGATGCTGGTCTGCAAGATCGAAGAGAATGGTAAGATCGGTCTAGCTAACTTTTGGTATCACACTCTGGATGAAGCCCTTCAGGTCAAGTACTACTTCGATAGCAACATAGAGCCGCTGGAGGTTAACAGTGACTAATCCTAAAACAGCAGTGGTCTTTAGCTGCGCCCACAGTGACCCCGACGTAAGCAATGATCGTTTTGATTGGTTGGGTCGTTTTATCTATGACCTTAAGCCTGACATGGTGATTGACTTGGGTGATGGCGCTGACATGCGGTCGCTTAATACATACGACACTCGTTACCCACAGTCTATTGTCGCTCAGAGCTATGAGGGTGACATCAATACTTACAACGATGCTCAGGAACGTCTGCGTCACCCCTTCAAGTATCACAAGCGTAAGCGTCCCTTCTGGATCGGCTTTGAGGGTAACCATGAGAACAGGATCAAAAAAGCTATCGCGCACGACCCAAGACTGGAGGGACAAAAGTACGGGGTATCCTTCGGGCATCTTCAAACAAAGCATTGGTTCGACGAATACCATGAATACCACAATTCAGCCCCCAGCATCGCTGATTACTGTGGTGTCTCATACGCTCATTACTTTAGTTCTGGTAACTATGGTGCAGCTACTTCTGGTCTTCACCATGCTTACACCCTACTCCAAAACAGGAACCATAGCTCTACTTGTGGTCACAGCCATAAGCGTTCTATTTACTTTAAGGACTCTGCACATCCTAATCCGATCATTGGTACGGTGGTCGGGTGCTTCAAAGGGGACGAAGAAACGTGGGCAGGCCAAGCAAATGGAGAGTGGTGGCACGGAGTTGTGGTAAAGCGTGAGCTAGAGAATGGTGTGTATGAGCCTGAGTTCGTGTCTATGGAGAGGTTGAAGAAACAGTATGGGTAAGAGGAGCGACTTCGAAAGGGTGCCTAGAGATTACTACCCGACCCCTATCGAAGCTGTGGAGCCTCTGATCGACCATCTGCCGTATAGTTTCGACTATGTAGAGCCTTGTGCTGGTGACGGTAGGTTGGTCGATCACATCACTAAGTTGACACAGGGCCAAGGCGAGTGTCTGTACATGGGCGACATAGAGCCTCAAGATCCTCGTGTTAAACAATGTGACGCCCTACAGTTAGACTTAGGTGGTTACGGTGTCGTTGACTACTGCATCACTAACCCACCTTGGGACAGGAAGTTTTTGCACCCTTTTATTGAGCATTGGCTTGAGATATGTCCTACTTGGCTACTATTTGATGCGGACTGGATGCACACCAAGCAATCCTCGACCCTTATGACATATTGTTCCAGTGTCGTGTCTATAGGTCGTGTCAAGTGGATTGAGGACAGTAGGCATACAGGTAAGGATAACGTATGCTGGTATCTGTTTGATGCTTTTAGTGTAGAGGCGGGGACTAGATTTTACGGAAGGATGATGTGATGTTGACGCCATATGAGGAAAGATGTAAAGAGAGAGACAGGTATCTACGGATGATTTACTACCTTATTTCAAAATACGAGTTACCAGAAAACAACTCTAGTCTTTATCAGGCCACCGCGTCCTTTGCACAGAGTTGGGTTCCCTATAACAAGAGGAAGTCATCGTGATCACCAAAGAAGATATCGAAGCCTTTGATGAAGAGGGTATGTATGGCTATTGGGGATGTGACTATACTACCAAAGCTAGGGTACAGACCTTAACCCCAATGGGTATGGTTAAAGAGTTTGCTGAGAAGACTGGACAAAAGCCTGAACCTTACCTTTATGCTGCCCTTATCGGTGAAGAGGCTGATGAATGGCGTTCTGAGTATCTTAGGGACACGACAGAAGCCCAACTCAAAGAATTGGCTGACCTAGTGTATGTGATCTATGGGTTTGCCAATGCTAAGGGTTGGGATCTTGACGAGGCTGTCCGTCGTGTCCATGTGAACAACCTTGGTCGTTGTATTCAGCCCGATGGGACAGTGCAGAGACGTGCTGATGGAAAGATCCTAAAGAATAAAGATTACCCTAAAGTTAATTTGGGAGATTTAGTTTGACGCCAAAGAAAGCCTACGACGATCAAAAACGACACGCACAAGCTCGTGGTATTGCTTGGTCATTCGTTTATGAAGAGTGGTTGGAGGTGTGGCTAATCTCTGGTAAGTGGGATCAGAGGGGGAGAGGACCAGAAAAATACTGCATGTGCAGATATGGCGACACTGGCCCTTACTCCTATCGTAATTGCTTTATCGCCACTAACTCAGAAAATCAGAGGCAGAGGTGGGAAGGTGTAGAGAAGATAACAAACCGCCTTGCAAATGAGATTAGCGAACTCTATCTCACAACAGACTACAGCCAACGACAAGTTGCCAAGATTTTTGGCGTAGATCAATCTTATGTTTCCCGCATAGTCAACAAGAAAAGGAAGAAAGCGGCATGAAAGACCATAACTACCTCCAAAACGACTACAGGAGCTTTATCCACGTTTCTCGTTATGCTCGGTGGCTTCAAGAAGAAGGTCGGCGCGAGAGTTGGCCCGAGACAGTCGGTCGGTATATCGAAAATGTTGTAGTGCCAGTGACTCGTGATGAGATGGTTGTAGACGAGCTTGAGCAAGCAATCTTGGGCACTGAGATTTGCCCCTCTATGCGAGCTATGATGACTGCTGGCCCTGCGCTTCAGCGTGACAACACCTGTGCATACAACTGTAGCTACCTGCCTGTAGATGACCCTAAAGCCTTTGATGAGGCCATGTTTATTCTCTTGTGTGGCACTGGCGTAGGTTTCTCTGTGGAACGACAGTATGTGAACAAGCTGCCAGAGGTCCCTGAGCGTCTGTTCGCATCTGAGGATGTTATTGTAGTGGCCGACAGCAAAGAGGGCTGGGCTAAGGCATACCGTAAGCTCTTGGCCCTTCTGTGGGCTGGTGAGGTTCCTCGGTGGGATGTGTCTAAGGTTCGTCCTGCTGGTGCCAAGCTCAATACTTTTGGAGGTCGTGCTTCTGGCCCTGCTCCTCTGGTAGAATTGTTCAACTTCACTATCGGCAAGTTCAAGGCTGCACAGGGTCGTAAGCTGTCTTCTATTGAGTGCCACGACATCATGTGTAAGATTGGTGAGATTGTCGTTGTCGGGGGTGTACGTCGCTCTGCTATGATCTCTCTGTCTAACCTCTCTGATGACCGTATGCGTCACGCTAAGAGTGGTCAGTGGTGGGAGAACAATGCTCAACGGGCTTTGGCTAACAATTCTACCAGCTACACCGAGAAGCCTGACATGGAGACTTTCCTCCGTGAATGGACAGCCCTAGTGGAGAGTAAATCAGGTGAACGAGGAATCTTCAACCGACAAGCAAGCCAAAAGCAAGCAGCTAAGAACGGGCGACGAGATGCAGACCAAGAGTTCGGGACCAACCCCTGCTCCGAAATCATCCTCCGACCCTACCAGTTCTGCAATCTTACAGAGGTTGTCGTCCGTGCGACAGACAGCATTGAAACGCTTGAGCGAAAAGTGAAACTGGCTACCATCTTGGGGACGATCCAATCTTCCTACACCCACTTTCCCTACCTTCGTAAGAAGTGGAAGGACAACACAGAGGAAGAACGTCTGTTGGGTGTGAGCCTTACGGGTATTATGGACAATCCCCTTATGACCAGTAAGAATGGAGGACTGGAGAAAACCCTTGAGTATCTTCGCAATGTTGCCATTGATACTAATGCTGACTGGGCTGATCGCCTTGGCATTCCTAGGTCTGCTGCAATCACTTGCGTCAAACCTTCCGGCACTGTATCTCAGTTGGTTGATTCTGCTTCTGGTATCCACGCACGTCACAGTGATTACTATATCAGGACTGTTCGAGGGGATAACAAAGATCCTCTGACCCAGTTTATGAAGGACATGGGTGTGCCTGCTGAACCTTGTGTGATGAAGCCTGATAACACGACAGTTTTTAGTTTCCCACAGAAGTCTCCAGAGGGCGCTGTAACTCGTAACGACATGACAGCTGTTGAACAGTTGGAGACATGGCTTACATATCAACGTAGCTGGTGTGAGCATAAGCCTTCTGTGACTGTGACAGTCCGTGATGACGAGTGGATGGAGGTTGGTGCTTTCGTCTACAAATACTTCGACGAGATGTCTGGTGTGTCTTTCTTGCCACATTCGGATCATACTTATCAGCAGGCACCTTATCAGGATGCGACCAAAGAGGAGTATGAAGCCCTTCTTGCTCAGATGCCTGAGAAGATTGATTGGTCTCGTCTGTCGGAGTATGAGACAGAAGACCAAACTAAATCAAGCCAGACTTTCGCTTGTTCTGGCGAGACCTGTGAGATCGTGGATCTTACCTAAAACGATAATCTGCGGAGTTTATCTAGTGTATTCTCCGCAGATTTATCCTATTCGATAAGGAGACAGGAATTGTTCAAGAAACTGTTTAATCGTAAACCTAAAGAACTCCCTTGGATTGTTGAAGGTAAGAAGGTCTTTGGTCTGCATGAGGCAAGAGATAAAGAAGCCCTTACAGAATGGCTCAACAGTGATGGTCAACGTCTTGGAGACACTGAAGAGCTTCCTTGGTGTGGTGACTATGTAGAGACTGCTATAAAGAACTCCCTGCCTCAAGAGCAGTTCAAGGGACCTGTAGGTGAGAACCCTTACTGGGCTAGGAATTGGCTTAGTTTTGGTAAGAACTGTCCACCTACTTATGGTGCTGTCGTTGTGTTCTCTCGTGGCAATGGTGGGCATGTAGGGTTTGTCGTGGGTGAGGATGATTCAGATTACTACGTCCTTGGTGGTAATCAGTCGAATATGGTCAATATCACTCGCATCTCTAAGTCTAGGTGGCTAGGTTTCAGGTGGCCTTCTAGTTACCCTTACGAAGAAAAGGCTCGGTAATATCCCTAAGTCAACTAATGAGTTCTGACTTATGGTCCAACAAAAGCCAAAACCTCGAACCCGACGTGCAGCTACCAAGCATGACGACAAGAAGGTCGCTATAGAGCTAGTCCCCCGTAACGACAAACAAGGAGAATACCTTCAAGCACTAAAGACTAGTAGTCAGGTTGTCGTATTCGGACCTGCTGGTACAGGTAAGACCTATTGTGTGTCCACCTTTGCTGCCAACCAGTATCACATGAAGTATATTGACAAGATCGTCATTACTAGACCTCATGTGGCTGTAGGTAAGGACATTGGGTATCTTCCGGGAACACTAGAAGAAAAATGGGCTTTGCCTGTCCTAGATGTCCTAGAGGAACACTTAGGCAAGGGTGTAGTCGAGACTGGTTTGAAGAATGGTAATATTGAGGTGGCACCCCTAGCCCTCATGAGGGGTCGTTCCTTCAAGAATGCTTTCATTATCTGTGACGAAGCTCAAAATATTTCTTTCCCTGAGCTTAAAATGCTGGTAACAAGGGTTGGGGAAGGTTCCCACCTGATTCTAAACGGGGACATTCAACAGTCTGACCTCAAGGAAGGGGATGGCTTAAGTAAAATTGTCCATCTGGTCAAGAAACATATGCTACCTGTTCCTGTAATTGAATTCACGACAGATGATATTGTCAGGAGCGACATGACTAAGTTGTGGATCGAAACCTTTGTGAAGGAGAAGCTGTGAGCATAGATCCTGAGGGTTGGGTAGACCTTTCTACCCTAGAGAGACCTGTCAAACGGGATTTTGGTTATTGGGTTGAAGGAGATGATCTTGTATGGGGAAGGGGAGAAGCTGTGACTGATAATGTAAACCACCCCAGTCACTACAACGAGTCAGGTATCGAGTGTATTGAGGCTATCCGTGCAAGTCTTGGTGATGAGTTCCCTGACTACTGCAAAGGCAATGTGATGAAATACCTCTGGCGTTACAAATACAAAAACGGCCTTGAGGATCTCAAGAAAGCACAGGTCTACCTAAATTGGATGGTAGAACATCTAGACACAACGAACGATAGTGAGGGGGAGTGAAACGACGTGATTGAAATGTTCCTTGGACTAATCTTAGTCTGTGATCCTAACGAGCCTACGAGTTGTGCTGTCGTCCGTGGTGCATTCTTTGATACTTATGATGAATGTCTAGTTGACCTAGCTACTGCTGGACTTACTCATGTCGTCTCCCAATATGGGCCAGATGTTCACTTGGGCTATCTTGATTGTGTGCCTGTAGAGCTTCAGGGAGAACCCTTGTAACCAATAAAAAAGGGATGCCCAAACGGACACCCCCAAGGTAGAAATAAAGGTATTATTGTTGTTATTTGTCGTTAGGTATCACAACCAGCCCTATACGCTTGGACTAGCGTTGCCCCAGTTCTCAAGACGAGTTCTGGGGTATTTTCTTGTTCTTCGACCATAGCCTTGGTATGAGCCACCAGAGGGTTCTCTAGACCGTCACAGATGCCCCTATTAGTCTCTGGAGCCAAGGAAGTCGTCCAGCACCCCGATAGAGCCGTCACGGTCACTAGGAGCATTCCTAATCGCAGCATCAACCTTCCTCCTGATCTCTTGGTCTTCCTGTAAGGTCTCTATCTGTTGCTCTTGTTGTCCAATAGTCTTTAGCTGTTGGGTCACAAAGTAGCCACCGATAATAACGACCAAGAGGGCTGTCCCTATCAGATAGGCTTTGATTGGTAGCATCTTCAGTACCCTCCTGAGTTAGATCCGATTTCATCGACTTCTACTCCACGAGAGCTTATGTTGACCTGTTTAGAGTAAGCATCAATACCAAAGGCACCAAGGACATATAGGAAGACCCAAGGAGTAATAGCACCTACGGTATTGAAGTCTA